GTGTGCCGTTCTGCGAACTCACCGTCATTGAGGAATACGCGGTGGACATCTTCGTTCAGCATATCTTTGAAGCTCATACTACGGGAGTTTCCGCGGAGAGATCAGGCGCGTCCATTACGCCGAAATATTCATCAAGAGCTGTCACCATATCCTCCTTGGTGGTACCAACCTTGAATGTGATACCAACGGACTTTGCGATTGCTCTCAAATCAGATGCATTGGAGTCAATGCTATACTCGGGAATATCGGTTACGCTGTCGCCCTCATATTCGCTCTCTGCGGGGGCTTCGATTTCGGGAGGGTTGACGCTCGCATTATCCTCGTCTGCGCTCTCTTCGCCCGTTGCAACGGTCGTATCGCCAATGTATTTAGCGATACCGAGATCAACGAGGCGCTTTGCCTCGTTATCGTCAACCTCAAAGGCTTCGTCGTTCGGTCCCTTGGCCTGAACGCCGAACTTTGTGTGGAGGCCGTAAAAACCTCTCTTGATTTTGATTTTAGCCATAGCCGGTTCTCCTTTCCTACGCGGTTATTAGCCGATAACCTCTGCTGCGTAGATGTAAGGGCAGTAGTTCTTAGGAGCCGCGAGAGGTCTTGTGCCAAGACGAAGCTTGCGGATATCCTTGTCCTGATCGAGAACGAACTTGGAAACACGAGAAGCTGCGTAGGTGCGGAACTCTGTGGAGCCGTAGTCGATCTGGGTGATCTGACCGTACATCATATGACCACAGCCGGGGGCGGTTACCATAGCGGAGTCTGCAGGGAAATACTTCTGCTCTGCGTTGTTTTCGTCCGCATAGGTTTCGTCAACGCTAATGACGTTGAGCTTAAATCCACCATAGTTGATGGTGCCCATATAAACAACTCCGTCATATGCGCTGAGCTCTTCCTCGATCTTGCCGATGATAATGCCGCTGTTTTTGTCGAGAAGCGTCTTCATCTCTTCGTCTGTGATAAGCCAATCCGCGACATCGGAGCCAACCACGAGATCAGCAGCACGCAAACCGCGCTTGGAAAGCAGGCGGCACATAGCTTTAACGTCGCCGCGGTGGTTGCCGCCCTCTGCGTTCCACTTGGTATGTACGGTGTACTCGTGCTCGGAGGTCTCGCCATCGTAGAACTGAACGCGGAGCAATTCGCCCTTGGTGTTGGCATCAACGTACTCCTGCATATCACAAGCGTTGTTGATCATTGTCTGAACTGCCATCCACTCCTCACGACGAACGATACGAGCGTCGAGCTGAGTAAGGTCCTTGAGCTGAAGATGTGCGGCTCTCTGCGCGGGAGTCTGACCGGGATAAAGAGCCTCGCCAAATCCTCTCTTCTGAAGATCGTCGAGAGTAAGGCTTCTGGAAAGAGCGATGTACGCAGGCTGAAATTCGTGGATTTCGTAGCCGGTACGTCCAACGGCGATATCCCCGGCGCGAGGTGCTACGAAAGCGGCCATCTGACGATCGCCCTTCTGATACTCGGTAAGCACCTTGTCAGCTGCGAAGATGTCCTCGGGAGCTGTGGGGAAATATCTGTCCTTGAAGAATGTCTGACGAGGCGTGATCTCTTCTACGAGCGCCTGCAGAATATAGTTATCGAAAAAATTGATTGTGTTAGGCATTCTTTTGTCCTCCTGTTTTAGTTACCTGCAAAAGCAGCCTTGAAAACAATGCTGTATTTGCGGAGTGCATCGAAGTCCGTTGCGGAGATGGTGTAGCCATCTGCGACGTGGACTTTGTTGAGATTGAAGCACCCTGCGGTATAGACGGAAACGTTTTCGTCACTTTCCGTGCCGACAACGACATCATCGCACAGGATGCAATCGGCGTTCCCGCCACCCGTAACGAACTTCACCGCGATTGTCTTGGTGTTCGCGGGAGCTTCGCTGAATTCGAGTTCGCCGGTGACCTTGTTGTATGTGTACGCGGTGGTTGCGGTGCCATCGACCTTGACCTCCGTAACAGCAGAGGGAGTGACGCCACCGGACACAAGGCTGAACTTCGTTGTGCTTCCGTCGCCGGTCGCGGAGAATGTACCCGTATTATCGACGTCGCTGCCGAGAACGATCAGTTTGCCGTCTGCGTCTTTGGCGAGGATTGTCCCTCTCTTGATGGTGGCTTCTGCGGCGAGCTTGCGGATTGTGCCGCCTCTCACTTCGACCTCGGGAACGAGATCAACAACGAGGCCGTCATATTCCATCTCGCCAACTTTTGCGTTGAGATTTTTCATTGTGATACCTCCTTAGTTCTTGCCGAGCAATGCTTTGACACTGGCTCTCGCCTCTGCCTGCTTTGCTTCGGGTGTGGTCGGCTCTGCGCCGCCGTTGCCGTTGTCTGCAGGTGCGGCTCCTACACCGCCTGCACCGGACGCGTCGTAGTCAGACTTAACGCCTGCCATAAATGCGCCACCTGTTTTTGCTGCCGCCTGTGCGGCACGGAACGCCATCTCCTGCGCTGTACAGGGGTGATCGCCGTACTTCGCGTTACGGACAGTCTCTTCATCGTAGAGATGTGCGATACTGTCAATGTCCGCGAGGCGCTGACGTTCAGCGTTGGTTGCGTTGGTTTCGGAGTTAGCGTGTTCGGCAGACACGGCAGCTCTCACGTCACTCTCAACCTGCGCTGCGAGTTCAGGGTTTTCTGTTCTGAGCTCTTCAAGATTTCTTGCCATAGGTTTGTTACCTCCTTCGCTGTCGGTTTCTGCCGACGTATTATTATTTACATCCGCCTGGCTCGCGGTTGTAATCGGAATGGACTCGGGCGCGGTCATACCGCGTGCCAAGTGTACTTTTTGCCCTCTCACAAAGAGGGCGGTGCGGTCTGCGCTTGCCGCAATATTGAGCGGCTCTGCATCTTCAATAACCTCGTCGGCAAATCCTTTTTCGACTGCCTCTCTGCCGGTCATTGTGGTTGTTTCAGACATCATATGCATAAGCACCGTGTCCGTCAATCCGCATTTTCTCTTGTAGATTTCGACCTGCGCTTTATCCCAAGCGTCATTTTCCTTCGCTTTGGAACGCATATCGTCAGCGTTGTAGCCGCCGAACAGGAACGACCAAGCCTTATGGATCATAATAAGACTTGACGGATTTGCTCTTACTGTGTCGCAAGCGCACATAATGAGCGAGCCACCCGACATAGCAACGCCGTCCACAATGCAGACGGTTTCAATTCCGCTCGCGGAGATTTCACGTAAACGATTATGAACGAGGATCGACACGCCTGCATCTCCACCGTAGCTGTTCATACGGAGAGTGAGCTTTTTACACCCTGCGCCAATGACCTCGTTCAAGTCTTTCAAGAATTCGTCCTGAATAATGAAAGACCCTTCGACAGGTTCTCCTGTCCAATAATTGATAGGCTGACTTTCTACGATGTCGCCATACATAGAGATTTCCGCTTCGTTCCCGTCCGCGTTTGTCATAGCATAACAAGCGCGGCGAATGCTAATCGGAATAAAAGGGTTATTCGGCATTACCTTGCCCTCCTGTTGTTTGATTTCCCGTGTTGTTCGGATCGGGAGGGTCCGTTGGATCAGGCGGCTCGGTCTGAACGGCCGGCGCCGCAGGAGGCTCGCTCGGTGTAGCAGAAGGCTTCAACTCTTCCTCTCGTTTCAAGATTTCGACGTTTTCCTCCCAGTTTCCACCGTAGTATTCACGTGTCACTTGCTCGTTGGTCTTCCAACCGTGCTTTACTGCGGTTTCGTTTGCCACCGCCTCCTTTTGAGGATCGAGGTGAGTCTGTGCAGGTCCGTCCCATCTCGTTCCGCACCAAGCGGCTCTGATAAGAGGATCCGTGAAGAAACCAGGCGCCTTGATGCGCCCAATCGCAACCGCCTCGGCAAGCCACGCTTCATAGGTCGGCTGACAGAAATCGTCCACCAACCAAACGCGACGCATCTTGAACGCTTCCCACGCTTCTTCAAGAGCACCCTTTGCCGCGCTGTAAGAGGAATTAAATTCCTTGATAAGCACGTCGTAGGGGAGTTCAAGGTCTGCGCCGACCATCTTGCACATCGTCTTGAAGAAAGACTCAAAGCTCGCGGTCGGGATATTGGGATTTCCGAATGTAATGCTTTCGCCGTCTGCGAGATGCTGAACGGTGCCGGGTCCCATCTCGTATTCGTTCTCGTCCTCGCTGATGGAGTCGGGTTGGTCGTCGGGTATTCCGTCGATGTCGCCTGCGCCGACTTCATTCATCGGTATCTCGCTATGCTCGGTTTGTGTGGTGATCCACGCCGTAAAGAACGATTGCACCAACGCAGCCATAAGCGTTGACTCGGTGTACCTACGCAACTGCAAAAGCGGCTCAATGACCTGCGCCAAATACGTAACACCACGGTATTGGTCGGGGCGCTCCGATGCCATAATGTGCAGAATGTTCGGCATTCCTGTCTTTTCGCCTACCGCGATAACGCGTTGCCACTCCGTTTTGTCAGCTGTGATTTGGTACGGATAGGTGTTGCGAATGTAGTAGGCAACCACGCAGCCGTTCTCGTCAACCTCTACGCCGTCAAAGATTTTATTCCCGGTCGTAGGGTTTTTGCCCTGTGTGGTTGTGGGGTTTACCGTCTTTACCATATCAATCGGGGTGCTGATCCTGTCAGCCTCGATGATGTGCAGACGGAGAGAGTAAGGGTTCATCGGTGTTGTCTTGTATCTCTTGTGCAGAGAAAAGACATCTCCCGACATCAGCCACGACTTGATAACGAGCTGTTGCAATCCCCAAAAGTTATTCAGGCCGAGCGCGTCGCACTTTCGTTTGTCGCTCGCCCACATCTTGAATTCCTTTTCGGTTTTCCTTTGCCACTCTTTTGCCGCATCCTCGGAAAGACCGAGAGTTTCGCGGTCAATGGCGCATTTCATATACAAGCCGGTACCGACAACCTTAGTTCTGTTTGTATTGATAGCGGCGGCTGCTACAGGCGAGGACATATAAAGCATTCTGCCACGCTGACGCAACGTATAGTTATGAAAGTCGATGTCCTCTGACGGAGCACCGCTTTTTGCAATAAATCCTTGCAACGCTCGGCGTGCCAGACTTGCACCCGCGTCGCCATATCCACTCGCTTGGCGCCTACGCGGTGTTTGCGTTTTGCGCGGTGGATCCGTGCGCGGTTTCTTTTCTTCGCTCATCGTTTCAACCTCCTTCGTCAGTAATAAAAAACGGATTGCCCACGCAGCGAAAGGAGCGAAACTCTGCGGGGCGATCCGTAGCACAAGCTCGCACGGAGCTCATACCCAAAATTAGAAATCTCTCGGAATAATACCGAAAGCTTTGCGAGCCTTTTTGCCGTTCATAATCGCGGCATACTCAGAGCGCTTATTGACGGCATCGGTTATCTCTTTTGTCAGCGTGTCGATGTCGAAACGCGTGAGAGATCTACCGTCTATGGTGTAGCTCTTTACGCCGCCGTCCACCAAAGCAAGCTTTGCTTGGGTGAGCTTTGTAATGAGCGCGTCGTAATATTCATATAAGGCTTTCGCCTCGGCTCTTGTCATAAGATACCTCCTTACCAATCGTCATAGTATTTCTTCAACTTATTGCCCTTGCGTTGCGGTTTGTGAGCCGTTTGAGGACGGTTTGGAGGCGTTGCAACAGGCGTTTGTGTGTTCGGTGTTGTTCCTCTTAGCCTGCGCTCTATCGCGTCCATATCGGGCGATGCGGCTTTCTTGGCGGCGTTTGCGTAATCGCGACAGTCAAGCGGCTCGTTGCGCTCGTGTCCGGGGATTTTCTCCCATTGCCACGGGTGCTTGTGTCCGTTCTTATAAACCAATCGCTCAGAGAGCAGACCCTTGAAATATGTCGGTCCGTAATCATCACGCCGCGGGAAGTGGCAATACTTGCTTCCGGGAGACTGCACTCGCAGATTATCCATAATAAGCTGTTTGCCTGCATCTACACCGATTTCATATACCCAACACATACCGAGCGCTCTTCCGTTGACAACGATTTTCTGTTTCTTCGGGGGAGAGGTAAACGGTATGTCTTGACCGCCTCGACCTTTGATAGCAAACACCTTTTTGGCAAGGCGCTCACGGCAGCGCATTCTGACGTCTTGTGTGAAGTGTCCACCTTCGTCTACGAATGTCGTGGACACTCTCAAACCGATGCCCGATTTGAAGCGGTAGACGTGGTCGATAATATCATCAAGGCGTTGCCAAACCTCGTCTGTGTCAGGTCTGCCCATTATGATACCTTTTTTGATACCCCAAGACTCGTCAAAATGACCGTAGCCGACCACCTCATATTCCAAGCGGTCGTCCTGCGTATCAACTCCGCACGTCAGATAAAGCACTCCTTCTGGGAGCTCTACGGGAGAGCCGTCCTCATTAGTGCCGTAATCTTCACGACGAGCCATTACGCTTTCTTCGTCTTCCAGGTCGCCGCGGTCCTCCCACAGCAAACCGAAACGGGTATTGTAAACAACCTGCATCTTTTTGGAGTTGCCGATTGCCTTAAGGTATTGCAGTATGGTCGATTTCCACGACGCCCAAGGCGATACCCAAGAGGAAAGCCAAAAGGAGCGCGTCTGATGTTGCTTATATGCGTCGGGGTTGTCAGCCACCCACTTTGACGGTTGCGCTTTTATCTCGCGCTCGGAGGAAACTCCGCCGCAGCAGGGGCAAACATAGTGAATTTCGGTGATGTCATAAACCTTGTCGTTTCCGACCTCGGTTGTTTCGTATTCAAAGCGGATATTCTCAAAGGTGATCTCGCTGTATTCCTCGCAATGAGGACACCGCGTTTTCCACCGTTCCATTGTGCCGTCGCCGTATGCTCGTTCAATCGCGCTCGCGCCTTTGACGGTTGGCGTAGATACCTCTACCGACTTGGCATTGTAGAACGTGATCTGACGTGCCGTTGCAAGCTCCCAAGGGTCGCCCTCGTTGCCTGCCGATACCGCCCATCTATCTCGCTCGTCACCGAATATGTATCGGATAGGCTTGGAGCAGAGGGCGTGAGCTTCGGTTGAGCCGCACATCGTGAGAATGCCGCCAGGATATGACTTTTGGAGAATGGTGTTTGCGGACTCTCGGCTCTTCGGGTCGGCAACCTTGTTTTTCAGACACTTCGTATCTCGTATCATAGGAGCGATACGGAGCTTGGAGTAGTCTTTGGCGTCTATGGTTGTCGGCTGAATAAAGAGGATTGAGCCGGGGTCTTGGTCGATAATGTAGCCAATCATATTGTTTATGCACTCGGACTTACCGACCTGTGAGGAAGCCACTACCGCGATGTGTCGGAGAACAGGATCGTTGAACGCGTCCATAATGTCCTTAAGGTACGGTGTTCTGCTCGTTCTCCATTGTCCGACCTCTGCGGAGCTTTCCTGTGATAGCTTTCGCTTTTTGTCTGCCCATTGGGAGACGGTTAATTGTTCGGGTGGTCTTATTCCTGCAATCGCTCTTGAAATGGCGGCATTGAGTCGGTCTGCATCAGTCCTCTTCGTCGTCGCCATTAGTGATGGGCTCCATATTCATTCGCGCTCTCACGCGTTCCTCGTATTTCTTGGGGTCATATTGGTACGTGGAGAGGTCTTCCATAATCTTGTAAACCTCTCTCTGAATGACCGCCGACACTTCCGCAGGGTCGCTTATTGCCGCTACCTCTACGGACAATCGTCCGGGCAAAGCAATCAAAGCTCCGCGGACGGCATATATCAAATCCTCGGTCATAGCCGCAACGTCCTCGGAACGATGCATTTTACCTTGCATCTCTTTCGCTTGGAGGTCAGCCACGACGGCTTTTGATGCCTTTATCCTCGCGTCAGCCATTCGCCGCGCCTTTTCGATTTTGTCCTCTTCCTCGTCTACGGGATTTGCGCTCGCACGTTCTTCAAGCATATCGCAATAGGAGCGAATATTGTCTGCAAGATTGTAGAGCGAGCCGTGAGGCGTCATAGATTTGTTGAGCGTGCCTTGCGATGTCAGTTGTCCCACCCATTGATTTGACTTGCCAATCATCGAGCAGATGTCGGCAGTCTTTACAAAAATCGGAGTGCCGGCTTGCAAGATATACGCATTTCCACCTTCCATAATGGCAGGTTCTTTTGTCTTTGCCATACCAGCTCTCCTTTCTGTTGTTGTGCAAAGGGGAGATTACCACCACTTTACGCGACTATCAATCTCCCGAAGTTCGTCGCAACCTACGGAATGCTTATGGAGGCTCGCTCGTGCAAGAGGGGAAACACAAATAAAAACCTCTCGCACGATTTTCCGTAGGATTTCTTCAAAGGTTTTGGAGCTGATGGAGGGAGTCGAACCCACAACCTGTTGATTACAAATCAACTGCTCTGCCATTGAGCCACATCAGCGTATAATGCGATATGCCTTTTGAGCATATATGTATCTGGACTCCCGCATTTTTGTGATACATTATCCATCCCACTTATTGTCAAAATCAATTAAAGTTCCCCAAAAAATCGCATACTAACTGATTGAAATTTGGGGTCGACGAGCCCGCGAGGTTTTTCAAGGCCTTT